TAATTGATACTTTAGCATACAATACTTATATTACAGCATTTAATTCAAACATGATTGTGAATGAATCCTTTTTGGATTCTGCCACTCTCCGTGAAAATGTAGTTTCTCTTGCCAGAAATATTGGATATGTTCCAAAGTCCAGAAATTCTGCAAAGGCAACGGTTTCCTTTACAGTAGATGTATATGGAACATCTACACCTACAATGATCCTTAAGAAAGGTTTGGTATGTGTAGGAGATGTAAGTGATTCGTCCTATGTATTTTCCATTTTAGAGGATATACAAGCATCTGCAGAGGATATTAGTTTTGATAGTGGTGGTAATACTATTAGTGCAAGAAGAGCAATATTTAATGATGTAGAAATTAGTCAAGGTACATTTTTAACCAAACAATTTGTTTTTGACGGGTCACTTGACCAGAGATTTATTTTAAATAATTCATATATTGATACTTCATCAATAAAAGTTTATGTTAAAAAAGAAAATGAGATTGGTCTGGGTATAGAATACAAGTTAGTTGATGATATTATCAATGTAAATAAAGACTCTCTAATTTACTTGATACAAGAAATTCAAGATGAAAAGTACGAACTTTTATTCGGTGATGGTTTAATTGGAAGAAAATTACAATCTGGAGAGATAATAACAGTAAATTACATTACTACAGATGGAAAGAATGGTAACGGAGCATCCTCATTCTCTTTCTCAGGAGTAATAACTGATGATAATGATAGTTTTCTTACAACTCAACCTTTTACAGTAACAACAGTATCTTCCTCTCAAAGCGGATCTGATATTGAGACATTAGAATCAATTAAATATTATGCTCCAAGAATTTATGCCGCCCAAAATAGAGCAGTCACTGGTCGTGACTATGAGGCAATTATTAAAAAAGTATATCCAGATACAGAATCAGTATCAATTGTTGGTGGAGAAGAATTGGATCCACCCGAATTTGGAACAGTGCAAATATCGATTAAACCAAAGAATGGAAATTTTGTTTCGGACTTTAACAAATCAAGAATATTATCACAATTAAAACAATATTCTATTTCTGGAATCAATCAAAAAATTGTCGATCTAAAAATTCTTTATGTCGAATTAGATTCGTATATTTACTATGATGATTCCAAAGTAACAACTGCAAAAAATTTAAAGGCAAAAGTATCAAATTCATTAACTAACTATGCCAATTCTTTAGATGTCAATAGATTTGGGGGAAGATTTAGATATAGTAAGTTATTGAGAACTATAGACAGTACAGATAGTGCCATAACATCAAACATTACAAGAGTAAAAATAAGAAGGAATTTAGTTGCATTATTAAATCAATTTGCTCAATATGAACTTTGCTTTGGAAATCAATTTCACGTAAATGAGAATGGATTTAATATTAAATCTACTGGTTTTAAAATTGCATCTGAACCAGACACTGTTTATTTGACAGATGTTCCAAATTCAGATATGAAAACAGGAACATTATCTGTTGTTAAAAATTTAAGTAATGGTTCGGTAAGAGTTGTTTCAAAATCTGCTGGAATTGTGGATTATGTGAAAGGAGAAATTAATTTATCGACAATTAATATAGTATCAACATCAAAACCAAATAATATTATTGAGGTTCAGGCATTCCCAGAATCTAATGATGTTGTTGGTCTAAAAGACCTTTATTTAAATTTAGATATTTCCAAAAGCAAAATAAATATGATAAAGGATGTTATTTCTTCTGGTGATGAAATTTCTGGAACAGTGTTTACCAGAGATTATTATACGTCAAGTTATTCAAACGGAAATTTAATTAGAGAGTAATATGATACAAACTGGATTTGAATCTAGAGTAAAGATTCAAGATATTATTGCAAATCAATTACCCGATTTTATTTTGGATGAAAGTCCAAAAACAGTTGATTTTTTAAAGCAATATTATATCTCCCAAGAGTACCAGGGTGGTCCAGTTGATATTGCAGAAAATCTTGACCAATATATTAAATTAGATAATTTAACTCCAGAAGTAGTAGTAGGTAGTACAACTCTTGTTTCTGCAATAGATTCTGATGATGATATAATTAATGTTTCCAGTACTAAAGGATTTCCCAATCAATACGGTTTATTAAAAATTGATGATGAGATCATTAGTTATACTGGATTAACAACAAATACTTTTACGGGTTGTATTCGTGGATTTAGTGGTATTACAAGTTATCATTCGGATCTAAACCAAGAAGAATTAGTATTCACACAATCAGTGTCTGCAGCACATGATGCTAATTCAAAAATTCAAAATTTAAGTTCACTATTTTTAAAAGAATTTTATAAGAAATTAAAATATACCTTTGCTCCAGGATTTGAAGAAAGAGTTTTTGATTCAAATTTGAATGTTGGCAATTTTATCAAAGAGGCAAGATCTTTTTATGAGTCTAAAGGAACCGATGAATCGTTTAGAATTTTATTCAATGTTTTATATGGAGAAACTCCTAAGATAATTAATTTAGAAGATCAATTAATAAAACCATCTGATGCAGAATTTATCAGAAGAGAAATTGTAATTTCCGAGGCAATATCTGGAAATCCCCTAAAATTAGCTGGTCAAACTATATTTAAAACCAATGATACTTCTACAAAAGCATCAATATCCTCAGTAGAACCTTTTACAAGAAAAGGAATTCAATATTTTAAAATATCTTTATTTGTTGGGTATGAAGACAATACCTCTATTGAGGGTACTTTTACAATCACTCCAAGTACAAAATGCTTGGAAACTGTGGAAGTAGGTTCATCTATCATTTCAGTAGATTCAACTATTGGTTTTGATAAGAGTGGCACAATTAGATCTGGAAATAATTTAATATCTTACACTGATAAAAGTGTTAATCAGTTTTTGAATTGTTCTGGGATAACGGAACAGATTTTACCGACAGATAATATTATTTCAACAACAGGAACATATTTTGGATATGAGGATGGTGATCTGTCCAAGAAAGTTGAGTTGCGGTTAACAGGAGTATTATCCAACTTTGTTCAAAAATCGGAATTTGTTTCTGTTGATGAGGGACAAATTTTAACAGTAAAACATCTTGGTGATAATATTAAAAATCCAGAGCAAAACAAAACATATAAAGAAATTTTTGCAAATTCTTGGATTTATAACACTAGTTCTTCTATTCAAATCGAATCAATATCTGGATCTACTGTTGTTTTAAGGACAACTGTTGATAGATCACAATTAAAAAAGGGAGATTTGATAGAAATTATCGATAATTCTACAAATCAAGTTGTATATCCAACACTTATTACAGATATACCATATGTTGATACTGAAATTTCTGTAAATTCTACGACAATATCATTGTCAAATTTTAATTTTGTTTCAGATTCGGAAAAAACATACTCTTTAAGAAGAAAATTAAACAAGTCTAAAAGTACCTCAGTTCCTTTTAAATATGGAAATAACACTGTAATTTCAGATGTTCAAAATTTATATACTGATGGAAACTATGCTTATGTAGCTTCCAATTCACTTCCATCATATGGAAATGGATTTACCAATTTTTACAATTATGAATTAACGAAATCTTTAAATCAAGCAAATATTACTCCAGGATCTGGCAGTTTAATCGATCAAGATCCCTCAACAAATTTATATACAACAATTTCTTTTGATAATCCTGTTCCATTTGTGACAGGAGAAAGAATTTTTTATGAACCTGCTTCTAGTCCATTAGTAGGATTAGAGACTGGTTCATACTATGTGGAAGTGTTATCGAATCCAAAAAATATAAAATTATACACTTCTTCTTCATTTGTAGGTGACGATGATAATTCTTTAAGATTTTCTTCTCCAATTTCTGGAATCGGGACACATAAATTTACTCTTTATTCCCAAAAATCCCAACAAATCGATTCTTCAAAAATATTAAAGAAATTTTCTTTATCTCCAAATATTAAAAGTGGAGTTTCTGAAAAAACTATTCCAGGATCAACTGGAATGCTAATCAATGGGGTTGAAATTTATAACTACAAGACATATAATAAAATTTATTATGGTCCGATCGAGTCTGTACAAGTACTGAATGGTGGAAAGGGATATGACGTAATTAATCCACCAAAAATAGAAGTATCGTCCAGTTCTGGAACTACTGCTCTGATTCAACCAGTTTTATCTGGAACAATAACTGATATATTCGTTGATTCTCAGAATTTTAATATAGATCAAGTTCTGTCATTAAATGTAACTGGAGGAAATATTGTTGGAGGAAAATTCGAACCAGTTTTAGTGAGAAGAAGGAGAGAAGTCTTTTTTGATGGAAGGCCAACTAGTAATGGTGGTGGTATAAGTACAACAACTTCACAACTGACATTTTTGTCTGATCACAATTTAAGTAATGGGGAAGAAATAATCTATAGAAATAATGGAAATTCTAATATAAGTATTGGTATTGGATTATCATCTTTAATTGACAATTCATCCTATTATGTGAAGGTAGACAATAATCAAACTATAAAACTTTTTAATAATTTTGAGGACTATTCTTCTGGTATAAACACTATTGGATTTGCATCCACCAGTCTTAGTGGCATTCATAAATTTTTAGTCGGAGATATTCAAAATACAATTTCTGAAATAAAAATTATTAATGGGGGAACTTTAATAAATAAAAAACTTTTAGTTAAACCCTCAGGAATATCTACAGCAAATCATACTGTTATTTTTAATAATCATGGATTTTTAAATGGAGATATTATTGAATATTCTTCTGTTGTTGGATTGGGATCGACTCAACCTCAAACAATTGTTGGTTTGACAACAACAAATCAATATTATGTTTTAAAAGTTAATAATGATTCGTTTAGGTTATGTGATGCTGGGATTGGTGGGACAATTTCTTCCAATTTTAATGAAAAAAATATTGTAAAATTTTCAACACAAGGAACTGGATATCAACAATTTAAATACCCAGATATACAAGTTTCTATAGAATTCAGTTCAGTTGGAGTTGGAACAACAACACAAACGCAAAATATAATTGCAACACCAGTGGTTAAAGGATCAATAGTAGATCTTCAACTGTATGAAGCTGGATCTGGATATGGATCATCAGTATTGAATGTCGAAAGAAAGCCCACTTTTACTATAAAAACCGGAAAAGAAGGACAGGTCGAGCCCATCATTGTTAACGGACAAGTTTCTGATGTAAATTTACAATTTGGTGGATTTGAGTATTTTTCAAATCCAGAATTAAAAGTCGTTGATCCTACTGGATCTGGTACAGGAGCAAAGTTGAGATCCATTATTTCTAATGGAAAAATCATTGATGTAAAGATTATTCAACCAGGAATAGGATATTCGACTTCAAGTAGGATTGATGTAGTTCCTAGTGGATCTGGGGCAATATTTGATTCCAGTATCAGATCATTGACTATTAATGAAGTTGAAAAGATTTCACCAAAACAATATGAAATCTTTAGAGATAATGATAATCAATTGCAATATTTTGTTTCAGGATACTATGAAGATTTGAGAAATTCTTTCCAAGAAAATGAAAGTGTTTTGTCGAAAATAATTGGATGGGCATATGACGGAAATCCAATTTATGGATCTTATGGGTTGATTGATCCTAATGATATAAATTCTGGAATTAAAACTTTAGCATCTGGATATACAAAAAATTCCTCTAATGTTGAAGATAGACCTTCTCTATCAGATTTTCCTCTTGGATTTTTTGTAGAAGATTACAAATATGATGGTAATGGAGATCTTGACAAGAATAATGGAAGATTTTCCAAAACACCAGATTTTCCAAATGGAGTATATGCATATTATGCAACTATAGATTCTGCAACAGGATCTCCAACATTCCCATATTTCATTGGGGATTCTTTCAGATCAAATACACTAGAAGAAAATCAAACGTTAAACCAAGAGTTTGATTTTAATAACTCAGATCTTATTAGAAACACTTTTCCATATAAGATTTCAGAATCTTTTGCAGATAATGATTTTATTATTGAAACTAATGAAATCAAAAGACAAAAAATATCTATAGAATCTGTGTCTGAAGGTCCAATTAATGGATTTGATATAATTAATCCTGGTGATAATTATAAAGTTGGAGACAAATTAACATTTGATAATTTAGACACGAATGGTGGGGGCATTGATGCTAGAGTATCTGCAATTAAGGGTAGAGTTATTAATGAAATAAACACAACTTTAGAAACATTTAACAATGCAATTTTTACGTGGGATGAAAATAGAGTAAAAGTTACTATTCTCCCATATCATACATTATCGAATAATGATTATGTTACAATATCAGGATTTAGTACATCCAATCTATCAAAGTTAAATAATACATTTAAGATAACATCTAATAATAATTTAAGTGTAGGATTAACTACTGCTATTGTCGCCTCTGGTGCAGCATCGACGGAAATATATGTATCAAATATTCCTACAGGAGTTTCTGCTGGCAGCACTATTGGAATAGGTACTGAGACACTACAAGTATTAAACGTATTTAAAAACAATAATATTTTAAGAGTTCAGAGAGGTCTACCAGGTACTTCTCATGAAGTTGGATCTTTAGTGTCACTTAAAAATAATTCATTTACTATAGATGCAAAACTAGATTATTTTAAATCTGAAGTAAATAAAAAAGTATACTTTAATCCTAGAAAATCTATTGGAGTAGGAACAATATCTGGAATTAGTAGTGATGTTTCTTTTAATTTTGGAAATCAAATAATTTATAGAAGCATTCCAACACAAAGAATTTATATTGAAGATCACCCATTCTCAACAAATCAGTTAGTTACATTGAATACCAATGGAAATAGCACTATTTCTATTTCTACCTCACCTTCAGGAACTCCATTCAACATACCTTCCACATTGTATGTTGTCAATAAATCTCCCAACACAATTGGAGTAAAAACTTCACTTACTAGCAATGAAGTTTTCTTTAGAACTAATGGAGATAATTCCGATGATTATTTGTTTGAAACTAATTTCGAACAAAAACTTGCTACCGTTAAAAAAATAAAATCGACAGTTTCAGTATCTACCTCTCATGGATTGACTGAGGGTGATACTATTACATTGAACGTA